GATTTTATAAACGGGTCGGTTGACGAGTTTGCCGTCTTTTCTTCCGCACTTACAGCACGCGAAGTAGACGCCTTATACAACAACGGACAACCGACGAACCTTAGCAGTTACTCCACGTTGGAGGCTTGGTATCGCATGGGTGAAGGCAAGCTGGGGACTAAGAGCGACGGGGACGAGAACCTGCTATTTGACCAAGGACCGAATGGTGGTCTGGGGAGTGAGAAGGTGACTAACGGTAGCTTCTCTGCGGATAGCGACTGGACGAAAGGGACTGGTTGGACGATTTCTGGAGGCGTTGCCAGTATCGACGGGTCGCAAAGTGCTGGACAGTTTCTATACCAAAACGCTGGTCTAGTTACCGACAAAGTTTACGAGGTGACCTTTGATGTGGTTACCCGAAACGCTGGTCTAATTCGCGTGATTGTGGGCGGTAATACAACCGGCGCTTGGCGTTCGTCTACTGGCACGTTTACTGAGCATTTAAAATCCTCCAATGGTGCAAATTTCTTTTTGCAAACGGACGCCGATTTCAACGGTTCAATCGACAACGTCAGTGTCAAGGAGGTCCAGAACGTGGGCACCATTATTGGCGCTCGGATTCAAGCGGACGGCGGCACGGAGCTGGTGACTAATGGGACGTTTGATACGGACGTTTCTGGGTGGTCCGCTGCGGGTAACGGTGCGCTTAGTTACCAAAACGGAGTCCTACGGGTAACTACTAGCGGCGGAGTAGGTAGCGCAAATCAAGTGATTGCTCTTTCATCGGGAGCAACATTCACTCTGACTTTTGATGTAGTCGCGGAAACACAATCGAGCGGAACTCCTTTTTTTCAAGTAACGTCAGGCTTGGCAAACACTGGTATCACCTCAACGGGGACACAGACAATAGTTGTGACTGCAAGTAGCGATAACCCGACCTTAACATTTTCTTTAGGTGGTGCTGCGACAAATGGGGAATACATAGAAATAGACAACGTAAGCGTCAAAGAGGTCACCGAAAGCGTCCCGAAGAAGACCCAGAATCTGCCCAGCGCAGGGAGCGCGAAGAGCCTGTCGTTTGATGGGACGGATGATACTGCTAGCGTTCCCTTTGAATTACCTACGGGCACTTGGACGGTGAGCCAGTGGATAAAGATTAACGATACAAGTGCCTCAGATGACATCTACGTCTGGGAGTCAAGAGATGCCTCGCACACCAGCGGAAACATCATGCACCCAATAAAGGCCTCAGCGTCTACCTACAAGAATCGCTGGTGGAACGCGGGAGCTTTTCGGATTTCTCCGACTACTGAGTATCCCATAGGGCTTTGGCAGCACGTAGTGTTCGTTAAAGACGAAGGAACAGGAACGATGTATGTCGACGGAGAAGCTGTTGGGACCGCAACTGGCTTTAGCACCACCGCTGACAATGCGCCTAATATGTTCATAGGTGCTCGTTATTCTAATGAGTATCACAGACTGATGGAGGTTGACGAGCTAGCTATCTGGGACACCGCACTAGATGGGGACGCCATTCGCGCCCTCTACAACGCAGGGTTACCCACGCCTGTCACCACAAAGACTGGGGCTTACGATATCTACAGGGATAACCTCAAGGCTTACTACAAGATGGGGGACGCCACAAACCCTGCGGCAGACGGGACCAGTAACCTGCTCTTTGACCAAACTTCGCCGGGAGTGGGTCCAGAGCTAATTACTAATGGCACGTTTGATTCAGACGTTTCTGGTTGGTCAGCATATTCAGGAGGAACCGTTACTTGGAATAACGGCACAGCTATTACTGGCGCGGTGGGCACGGACGATAGAGGAGGCATGACGCAAACATTGACCACTGTCACCGGAGCGGTTTATCAGGTATCTTTTGATATACTTTCCAGAACATCAACAAAGTGGGAAATTTACAATCAGACCGGAGGCGCAACTCTTATAGAGGGCACAGCTTTAGGTTCGCACTCAACCTTTTTCACCGCTGCCGGAACGAGCACGCAATTTTCCTTCTACGCAAAACAAGCAGGAACAAGTGATGGCACAGTTGCTTGGGATAACATTTCAGTTAAACAGGTCAACGGACACACCGGCACCATATCGGGAGCCACAATCCAGACAGAGGCACCCAAGCAAATCTATGCGTTGCCTCCGGTGGCCAACACCAAGAGCATTGACTTTGACGGAACTAATGACCACTTGGTGACACAGGTGGACGATACGTTGCAACCGAACAACGAGAGCAGGTATTATAGTTGGTGGTATAAGTCACCGTCTTCCGCAGGGACAAAAGAGACTGTGTTCAGTCACGGAGCAGAGAACAGAGGAATGTTTGCCTTTGACTGGAACAGTAACAGAAATTTGCTCTACATGGCTTCAAGCGTCTTGAGATACTGGAATAGTAACTCCAAATCTAGCGACAACGCATGGCACCACTGGGTCGTTAAGATTGTCGCAAATGACATAACGGCGTGCGAACTATGGTGTGATGGAGAGAAACAGACTGTTAACGCTACGACGAACAGTGGCTCGATGAATACTTACACCAGTGGAATAACTATTGGAGCAGGATTGGATAATAGTCGGTATCTGGAAGGAAGCATCGATGAATTCTCCATCCATGAGGAACTCGACGAGGAAGCCATTCGTGCCCTATTTAATCGAGGACGCCCTATAGACATCTCTAAGTCTCAAGGAGCATACGATTTGAGCGACAAGGCGCTTCACTGGTGGCGCATGGGGGACGCGACAAGTCCTGCTGCTGACGGCACCAACGATATAATCTTTCAGGGACTGGAAGCTGAAGACAGCGAGCTGCTTACTAATGGTGACTTTTCAGATGATTCTGTTCCTGACACTTGGAACGGGTCGGCAGCAGTGAACCTTGCAGGGTGGACAAGCGGGGGAGCGACTTTCACCGCTGATGCTCATTTTGTAATTACTGACGGCAAGTGCAGGTTAATCTCTGATGGCACCAACACTGTCATCAATTCAGGAACGACCGTTGCAGGAAAAACGTATCGGTATTCCATCGATTTAACAGATGTCACTTCTGGGGGACTAACGCTCATTGGTGGTGGTCAAGTCCTTGAGGCAAACGCAACGTCACCGGGAACTTACACCGGCTTCTATACCGCAACATCTGCTACTAGCGCGATATCGATTAATCGGCAATCAGGCGTTACAGATTTCACCGTAGACAACGTGTCCGTCAAGCAGGTCCGTGGGCAATACATCGGAGCAGAGCTGGTGAAGGCAGACGGTGATTTATATAAGGCAGCTACTTGGACAACATACGGAGGCAATGTTGAAACCTTTCCGAATGGCACTGCCGCAAGGTTTGACAGACCTAGCACCGGAGGAGACACAAGAGGAGGATATGTTAGCCTAAACAGCAGTGAAGCTCTCACTTCCAATTTAGAAACCGGATGCGTATATAAACTCCAATTTGATTTCCTTACAGACGATTCTGATGCTTTCCCTCGTTACTACGATGGCAGTAGCTACACTAATCTTTCTGCCGGAAGCGGACTGAAGGTTCATTATTTCGCGTTTAGCGGGTCTGGCTTTATTAATGTTGATGACCTGACTGCCGACAAATTCGTCCAATTCTCTAATCTAAGCCTGACCAAGGTCGGAGGCGCAGCAGTCCTTACCAATATGGACAGCGCCAGCGACATACAAACAGATACCCCTTATTAACAAGATGAGTTACGAAAATAGAAAGTGGGTCGTGATGACCCTTGAAGCAATCAACGCCGGAGACATCACTGAAGAACAGGTTGTCATCGACGAAGAAGGAGAAGAAACTACGGAGCAGGTAGTGGTCGGTAATACATTTATCGATGCCGCTATTGAAAGCTCGAAGCAGACTCTTAGGCTTTCCCTGACCCAACCAACAAAGACAATCCTCAAGTGGGACGGTGAAACCCCAGAGCCTTTTGAGGGCATGGACACCTTTACTCACGCAGAGATTCTTGCGGAGCTTGCTGGTGCCGATTGGACCTCTCAGGAAGACTTACCATAATACCAAATAACCAATGTATACAGGAACCGCTAAAAGCCTATACACTTCCCTTGAAGGACGGAGGGAGCAATACCTGGATAGGGCAAGACAAGCCTCAAGGCTGACACTTCCCTACATAATGCCGGATGCTGGCTTTGGCGCTTCATCAAGACTGGATACACCGTTTCAGGGTGTTGGGGCTAGAGGAGTAAATAACCTTGCCTCTAAACTTTTGTTAGCACTTCTGCCCCCTAACGCCCCCTTCTTTAGACTCAACGTAGACACCTATGGACTCCAACAAGAAGGAGCACCAGAGGAAGTAATCAGTCAGGTTGAGCAAGCCCTTCAGAAAGTTGAAGAGGCAACAATGGATGAGATCAGCAGGGAGACCTACAGGACTGGTCTGCACGAAGCACTAAAGCATCTCATAGTTACAGGCAATGCCCTTGTGTATCTACCAGACTCTGGCGGTATGCGTGTGTTCCACCTTGACCGGTTTGTGGTCGAGAGGGACTCAATGGGTAATGTTATCTACATAGCCACAAAAGAAAGCATGAGCTACGCAGCTCTCGATGACAACATGAAGGCTGTTGTTGATGTAGATGCAAAAGATCCTATGGCAGAGGTAGACCTGTATACTGCTGTGTGCCGCAAAGATAACAAGTGGCATGTCTTCCAAGACATCAATGGAAACCCCGTCGAAGGTTCTGAAGGAACTTACCCACTAGACCAAAACCCCTTCATACCTTTGCGGTTCAGCAGAATTGATGGAGAAGACTACGGCAGAGGATACGTTGAGGAATACCTCGGGGACCTCCAATCTCTTGAAAGTCTTACAAGAGCGATTGTTGAGGGCTCGGCTGCTGCCGCAAAGGTTCTATTTCTTGTGAATCCAAACGGAACCACAAGGGCCAGGACGTTGGCTGAAAGTCCTAACGGGACCATTACTCAAGGTAATGCAGCAGACGTTTCTGTTCTACAACTAAACAAGTTTAACGATTTCAGGGTGGCTCAGGAGACTATTGCTGCCATCAAAGACCGCCTCGGGCACAGCTTCTTGCTTACCAGTGGTGTTGTAAGGAATGCGGAAAGGGTCACAGCAGAGGAGATAAGGATGCTTAGTATGGAGCTTGAGAGTTCCCTTGGTGGTCTTTACTCACTTTTGTCTACTGAACTCCAGCTTCCACTTGTGAATAGGTTGCTTTCTAGTCTGACAAAGAAAAAGAAGCTACCCAAGCTACCAAAGGACATTGCTACCCCTGTGATTATTACTGGTGTTGAAGCACTAGGCAGAGGTAACGACCTCCAGAAACTTGATTTGTTTCTCGCTGGCGCTGCTCAAGTAGTAGGACCAGAAGCCGTTGCTCAGTATGTCAATGTAGGTGAATACTTCAATAGAAGAGCCACAGCATTGGGTATCAAGACGGCTGCTCTAATCAAATCACAACAAGAACTCCAAATGGAGATGCAGATGGCACAACAGGCCCAGCAAGAGCAAATGCTTGCAAAGATGGGACCAGCAGCTATCAAAGCAGTATCTGACAACACAATAGAAGAGCAGAGAAACCAACAACAACAACCTGAAGGATAAAAGACATGGCTGAAGCTAATAGAGTGGTAATCAACGAACCCACCGAAAACGAAGAGATCTCATTGGAGCAGCAAGCAGAGATGCAAGAAGAGGCTGCTAATACCAGCGAAGAACAACCAGCTACTGAGGAAAGACCTGAGTGGCTTGATGAGAAGTTTAACTCACCAGAAGATCTAGCTAAGGCATACACAGAGCTACAAAAGAAACTGTCTGAGCCAAAGGAAGAGACAAAAGAGGTAGCTAGTGAAGAGACACCACAAGATAATATTGACAGTGCTGATGTTGTTACCAAGGCCACCCTTGAGTTTGATGAAAAGGGAGAGCTGAGTGAGGACACCTTTGCAGCCCTAGAGAAAGCTGGATTGCCTAAAGATTATGTTGAGGCATACATTGCAGGACAACAGGCTCTGGTAGAGCGTAATGCGGTTGATCTCTACAACTCTATTGGTGGAGAAGAAGAGTATGACGGTATGATCCAGTGGGCAGGAGAGACCCTGACAGAAGGAGAAGTAGATACCTTTAACGAACTTGTCATCAATGGAACACCAGAGCAGCAAAAGCTGGCAATCAAAGGGCTCCATGCTCAATACAGAGGCTCTACTGGTTCTGGCCCAGCACTAAAGCAAGGGACCACAAGTGGTAACTCTGTGAAACCGTTTAGCTCCACAAAGGAACTTCAGAGAGCTATGAGTGATCGGAGATACCAAGAGGTTCCATCGTATCGTGAGGAAGTCGAAAGAAGGCTTTCTGTATCCAACATCCTATAATTACTGACATGAACTTTATTAATTACATCTTTGAAAACAAAGAGGACCTCATTGCCATTGTTGGCTCTGTGGTTGCTCTTGCCTCCCTTGTTGCAGCTCTTACGCCTACCCCTAAAGATGACAAATGGACGGGCAAAGCATACAAGATTGTAGACTGGCTGGCTCTTAACGTAGGCAAAGCCAAAGACAAACCAGCAGAGTGATCTCTTCTATTGTTAAGCTTCTAATTGCTTTTCCAAAACTTGCTGACCTGTTCTTTAAGGTCCAAGAGTCTTATGTCAAAAAGACTAAACTGGAGCGTCATAAGCGTTCTCACGATCTTATTGATGGCTGGGTGCGCGGCACCGATAAAGCCAACAAGGATACCGGAGTTCATCGAAAGGCTCCAAGTCCACGATTTTTCAGAGAGTGAACGAGTCACTATAGGAGAGATCCTTGACTACGTAAACGACCTAGAAAACGAATAAATCTTTTGTCTAATAAAGCTTAATCGCTAGTAGACCTATGCCCACTGAGGTGGATAACACAGGACGAACAAGATAAAGCCCAAGGACACCAACCAAACCAAACCAACAACCAACCAACCAAATCGAAAGGCTAATATATTATGGCTACTAACATCCCCTCGATTCCCGGTATAGCTGGAACTCCTACTGCAAGGGCGTTTACTGCTAACTCGGACAATGCGTTGTTCTTGAAGGTGTTTGCAGGTGAAATCCTGACGGCATTCAACGAGAACAACATTATGAAAGACCTGACTATGGTTCGCTCCATTAGTTCAGGTAAATCGGCAAGCTTCCCAGTAACGGGATCAGCAGAGGCTAAATACCACGAACCTGGTAAGTCTCTGATTACTGACAGCTACTTGTCACAAATCGCCCACAACGAGAAGCAAATCTTCATCGACAACCTTCTTGTGTCTTCCACGCTTATTGCTGAGATTGACGAGCTTCGTAACCACTACGATCTTCGTTCTATTTATTCCGCAGAGCTTGGTAAGGCGCTTGCTAAGGAGTGCGACTTGAACATCATTAAGACGTTTATTGCTGCTGCTCGCGCAAGTGCTGAAGTGCCCGGAAAAGCTGGAAGCAGAGTTGACGGTAACGACCTCACTACTACTAGTGCTATGGTGACTGCTTTGTTTGCTGTTGCTGAAACGCTTGACGGAAAAGACGTTCCATCTGATGGGCGTTTTGCTGTCATGGCACCTCAACAGTATTACAAGCTGCTTACAGGCGACAACACAGCAATTAACAAGGACACTTCCAGTGGCGGCGCTGACGCTGCTAAGGGTGTCGTAATGGAAGTTGCTGGGATTCGTATCTACAAGAGTAACCACATCTCAACTGTGGATGCGCTTGGTGATGTTGATACCGCTACTGGATCAAACGCCTCAAGCTCTGCGTTCGGTGTAAACAACGATCCTTTTGGTGCCGCAAGTAACAACGGATACAACGGAAACTTTAGCACTCTGTCTACGGCAGACAAAGGAACTGGCTTTATTGCTGGTCACGGATCAGCTGTAGGAACCGTTAAGCTTCTGGATCTCGCTACTGAAAGTGAATACCAGATTGAACGCCAAGCTACCCTCTTTGCAGCTAAGTATGCAATGGGTCACGGTGTGCTTCGTCCTGAGTGTGCTGTCGAGGTCTACACCTCCTAATCCCTCAGTTAATTAAACTTGGAGGCCCCCATAGGTTCAATCCCTGTGGGGGCTTCCCCTTTTTATATTTTAAATTTATGGCAACTCTCACAACTCAACTAGAGGCAGTCAACAGTATGCTAGGGCACATTGGAGAAGCTCCAGTGAACAGCATTGCAGACACCTCTACCCTCCCTGTTTCAGCTTCTACAGCTTTGTCAGTATTGGATGAAGTTAGTCGAGAGGTGCAAACCATGGGGTGGCATTTCAATACCACAAACAAATACACCCTGACTCCACTGGCTGATAATACTATTCAGCTCCCCTCAAACACACTGCACGTAGACACAACTGACGGCTCAAAGGATGTCGTTCAGCGTGGCCTAAAACTTTACGACCGCAAAAACAACACAAACGAATTCTCTAGTTCTCTTGATGTAACCATTACGTTTCTTCTGGACTGGGATGATCTACACGAACAAGCACGTAGATACATCACACTAAGGGCCTCAAGGATCTTCCAGACGCGCATGATGGGATCAAGAGAACTTGAAGCTTTGATTGCAAGGGACGAATTCATTGCAAAGTCACAACTCGAAGAAGTAGATTCCAGAGGAAGTGACAGGACAATCTTTGACAACTACGATGTCTATACAGGCATTGGTATCAATCGTAACTACGACATCTAATAAGATATGCCGCTAATCAACACTTCTGTTCCCAACCTAATCCAAGGGGTTAGCCAGCAGCCTGACACACTCAAGTATGACGGTCAGTGCAAGGAGCAGATAAACGCTTACTCGTCTGTAGCTGATGGACTGAAGAAGCGTCCAAATGCGAACCTTGTTAAGTATGACGCAACAGAGATTGGCGAAAACGCTTTTGTCCATACGATTAACAGAAGTGAGGCTGAGAAGTATTTGATGGTTATTACTCCCTCTACGTTGACTATTCACAACCTGACTGGGAGTGGGACCATGAGATACAACGATGGAAGCACAACTCCTATAGCTCTTTCTTCTACTGCTC